CCAAATCCAATATACCAAGATTTACCAAGTAAAGGTGCTACCATATTAAAAGCTTTTGCTCCTGATGCTAAGCTTAATAAAGTAGTTACAAATACTCCTGCATAATTTACAAATCCAACTTGTTTAGGTGTCAAATTAGCAAAAGCTTCTGCCATATCTGTTAAAGCTTTTGCTAATTTAGTAGCTATAGGTAAAAACTGTTTACCAAAATTTTGTTTAGCATAATACCATTCAATTTCAGCTTGAATCATTTGATAATCCATACCACGATTTAATTTACCTGTTACATCATTGGCTGAACCTATATATTTTTTATCTTTGAAACCTTGTCTTATTCTTTTATCTTGTTCAGTTTCGGTTAATATTGCCATAGCAGAAGGTAAGGCTGTTTGACCGAATAGACCTTTCATTGTTTTCATAGCTCCTAAAACTGATGGCAATTGTGGTCCATTATATGTACCTAATGCTATTGCCTCAAGATTTTTATTATCAAGTTTAAAAGTTTTTCTTAGGTAATAATACAATTTATTTACATCTAATCCTCCACCTTTATTTAATATATCTGATTCTTTTATTCCTAATGCTTCATAAGCTTCTTGTATTGGTTTACTTTTTTTGTTTTTCTTTAAATTTGTACCTATTTCTTTTGCTAATTCGGCTGGTCTAGTAGACATTTGTCTATATCCTGTACCCATTTGGCTACCAGTTACACCCTTTTGACGTTGTATTGCTGCATTGGCTAACATATCTGGTATTGATTGACGACTAACTGCCGCAGGATTTCCAGCATATCTAAATAACATATTTAAATCTGAAAAATTTAATTTAGATTCATTCAAAGCATAAGTAAACATATCAACTAAGGATTCATAACCTTTACGACTAGTTATACTAAAAGATGCGGCTGTATTTGTTAAAAGTTCACCAGCTTCAGTAGGTGTTCCCCCTGTTGCTCTTGATAATTTCATTATAGAGGGAATCATATTAGCTAATTCGTTCTTTTCACCTTTGCCTTTGCCTTTATATCCAGCTTTACCAAGTTCTATTACCATCTGTTCAATATCAAGAGGCATAGCCGCACCAATTTTAGCACCTTCTTTTATTTTCTTTTGAATAAATTTTTGTCCTTGTGCATCAGTATCACCAAATGTTTGAAGGAAAATATTAGCTTTTTCCATATCACTTGCAACTTTTGTAGGTGTAGCAATAAATTTATCAAAAGTATTTTTAGCACCATAGCCAGTCATACCAGTTATAGATAAATCTTTTAATAAATCAGTTTTTTTCTTTCTAATATCATCTATACCTCTAATTTCTGCTAGTTGTTGGTTTCTAATGGCATTAGTTTCTTTTTGGATTTGTTGAAGTCTAGTAGAAGTATTTCTTTGTAATCTACTATTTACATCGGCAAAACCTTTGTTTTGTACTTCACCTTGATTTTTTAGAGCATTAGTTTCTTTTTGGATTTGTTGAAGTCTAGTACTATGAAAGGAAGAAACTCTTTGTTTAGTGGTTTCTATTGATTTTAATTCTTGTTCATATTCTTTTTGTTTAAATTGAGCTTTTTGTATTTGAGCATTGATACTATCAGCTAAAGCTTGTTTTTCTTGTTTAGCTCTCCAAATCAAACTATCTTGTTCTACTTTTTTAAGCTTTTCATGTATATCAAGATTACGTTTTAATTTTTCATTAGCATATTTTATCTCTAAATTATTATGTTGATTTTTTATTCTTAAATTTTCTTTTTCTACTTTTTTAATTTCATCCATAGTAGATTTGAATAACTTAGAATTATCATCTAGTTTTTCTTTTAGAGCTTGTTTCTCTATATTTCTAGCTCTTTTTATAGTATTTTCATACTCATTAGAGCCTTTTTTATCTACATTAAAAGTAAAATTTGTTACTAATTCATTGATAGTTACGCCCATTTATTTGTTTTTATTCCTCCTTTCTTCTTCTTTTCTTTTACGGTCTTGATATTCTAGTATGTCAGCTTTTAGAGACAAGGCATCTAAACAGTCTAATAAGTCTGTATATGTCCATTTGTCTCTAATTTCTGCGTATGATATGTTTGGTTCATTAATGACTAAATCCCAAATTACTTGGGACTCAGCATCAAATATTAGGTTGACTGGATAGCAGCCACTTCCTTCAACAACTTCTGGTTCTTCTTGTCCTTCTTCATGTTGTCCGTTTCTACTGAATAGATCAAATTTTCCCTCGCTAGGCTTACTTTTTGGTATTCCGTTTGTAGAGAATAATTGAGCCTCATCAGATTCAACAGTTCGGGGATACTGTCTAACCCGAACCTGTCGAAAAAACCGTTAAATTTTGCCACCTCTTCGGCTAACTTATCTAACATTTGTAAATCATTCATAAACTCTTGAGCTATGACATTTTCAGATAATAAAATACTATCTGAACCAGTACTTAACTTAGTTTTTTGAAGTAATTTAGGAACTAATTCTGACCATAATTCCAAATCAATATTTTGAAGGTTAAGTTCACCATTGGCAACAAAACCACCAAAACATTGAGCTACTTTAGTACTAAGTTTTAGGGATGATATAGCATCGAACTTATCAACGATAAATTCTTTTAGAACACCTTCGCTATTTTCTAGAGTGATTATTGTTTGTAGATTTGACATAATTTATTAACCTAAAACTTAAATATTGAATTAGCGGCTTCTAATACTGCTCTTTTAACATTATTAGCTTCTTTTACTAATGAATATCTTACTTCTTCAGCCGCTTTTAATATTGCTCTAGTTGCTGTTGAACCTTGTACACGTGCTACATTTTCACATAAGAATACAAAATCTTCATCGGCAATAGTATCACCACCACCAGAATATTTTGGCATCTTTTTAATAAATGCCATGGTTGAAACAGACATATTGATATTATCATCAATCATATTTATTTTAATTGGCTCATCGTCTGCAATTTGCATATTTAGAAGGGAATATAAGCTAAAAGCTACAGAACTATTATTTTTTAGTCCTATTGTCAATTCGCCTGACTTATCAACCATAGCAATGATAGTTACTTCGCCATCGCCAGAAACATCTTTTTTATAATCATCTTCTGACTGGTCAAATTCAATATATGCACCCTTTTTAAAACCATTTAAGGTAAAAGTATCATTAAAAATTATTGTTATATTCTTAGGATTATTTATTTTCATTGTTTTTTACTCCTTACTCTGTAAATCTAATAGTAATAGGAACTAAGGTATCGTAAGAACCTTGAAATTGTGCATCTATTTCAAAGCCACTTAAATTTTTAGTAGCTCTTTGATTAGCGTCAAAATCATTTCTTGTTGGTTTTTTTATAGCAGTTGCACCTTCAAGAAGAATTTTATAAGTTTTTTCTAAATCATCAGTTCCACTTTTTAAAGCTGTAAAAGCAATATTAATGCCTGGTCCTGTAAAATTTAGCTTTTTATTATTTCTAAAAATATTTAGTGCTTTTGTTTGAATATATACAGCACACCAGTCGGTGTCCCTGATAATATCCCAATTTTTACCATTAGTCATTTTTCCATGCCATAATATATTGACATTGTTATCAATAGCTCTATATACATTGCCATTATTAGCAAGAATATTTGCTTCTTGGGTTGTACTTAGTTGAGTTTCAGTACTAGCACTTATACCGACTAGAGTTTCCCATGATGCATCTAATTCACCTGGAGTATGAGTTATTAACATTCCCATTAGTGCCGCCCCTGCGTGTTCAGTTTGGTCATGATGCCATATACACATAGTATGAGATAAACTATTTGCTTTTAAATTAGCTAGTATATTCCCAGCTACATTATTAGCAACATCAGAGCTAGAAGTATTAAAATAATATTCTTTGCCTAGTGCTTCACATAGTCTAGCTAAACTATCATGTGTATCTAAGTGAGAAGATGTACCTACATGATATAATGCTCTCCAATCCTTCTTTTTAGTAAGCATATCTAACACAGCATCTACAGAGTTATAGCCTGCTGTTGTAGTTGCTACCTCAAAAGTAGGAGGTGAAGCGATACCAGTTACTAAAAAGTCTGATAAATCTAAATTACTACCACTATTAGCTGTTACTGTTAATACTCTACTTGCTACAGTGACTCCACTTATACCTGTTTTAGTCGTGATTTGTGTATCAAGATCCGCAAGGGTGGTGGCTTCATCGGTATTAAATGGCACTTCGGTTATTGCTATTCCGTTTACCTTACCATTGATTTTTGCACCAGTTGTCAAAGTTGTTCCGCTGAGTGTTAGAGTTTTTACTTGTGCTATATTGGAAGTTCTAGCATAAATATAAAACTTAGGTATTTTCCTAACTTGACTTAACATTTTTTCAACTGCTTTATATGTTGCACTACTTGTTCCAAAGTCAGTACCTACAGCAGTAAGACCGCTATACTCTCTATAATCCGGTGATACAAAGTTAATAGTATCTACTGGAGTATCAGCAGTTATTAATAATGGAATCCCAAAACTAGTAGTAGTAAAGCCAGTAGGTGAAGTACTTATATTAATCTGTACTACTTGATCTATTGTTGGCATAGAAATATTTCTCCTTTTTTATATAAAAATTTTATTTATGAGTTTTTGAGTAAATTTTTAGATTATTTGTATAGCATCACTGCTTAAAATAGGATCATCATTATAAATATTATGAGCATTTAATACTGCTTCCATATTTTCAAAGTATCCAAGGTCATTTCGTGTAGTTATTTCATTGAACATAGCTTGTATTTCTAAATATGCCATATCAATAAATTCGTTTTCTTGAATTTCTTCTTTTTGACTTATAACAGGTGATATAGCATTCATTGAAACAGCATCATTATTAAACTCTGATACTTCATCAGTGTATCTTAGGTATTCTTTGATTGTTTTTAAATCTTGCATAGCTTTGTTATATTTTTCGTTGCTATATGCTTTTATACATACTTTGGCAGTATGAAGTTTTTCGACTGTTAAAGTACCGTTAAAGTTTTCTGTTTCGTCTGTTTCATCATCCGAACTTTCTACATGAAAAGTGTAGTAAGGATAAGAAGGTGTTTCCGCTGTATTCTGATAAGCTCTTTCTACTTTTTCATCTGCTACATTTAGCTTTGTTTTTAGCCAAGTATGTAAATAGACTTCAAATTGTTCGAGTGTCATTATAGAGAGTTAATTATAATCCTTCTGGGATAATTGTAGTAGTTCCATATTCAGTTTCAATAACTGGTTCAGTTGAAATTTCTACATACATATCATCAACCAAATTTGTATTACTTGCTTTAAACATTAATTGATTAGCTCCAGAATCTAAATCAATAATAACATTATCTAAGAAAGTATACTCAGTTGTTCCAGTTGTTAGATTAACACTAGCGTCTGCATTTAATGATTCAAAACTATCATAACCATTTGCTTTGCCATGATATGTATGTGTCGCAGTAGTACTATCTATAAGTTTTAAATCAACCGTTACGCTTCCAGTTGTTAAGAAAACTAGTTTTATTTTTACTTTATGTTTTCCACTTCCTACTACTCCCATACCGCCTATAAACTGTCCAGCGTAATTAGCTAAATTAGCACCTAAACCAACTACTCTATGTTTATTTGTATTTAATTTAGTTTTTCCAACTAAAGCATCTAATTGAGTTCCTAACTCTTGAACATTAGTAGCAGTTACATTATTTAATCCTGTTGCGTCAAAAGTAGTACTAACAGCAGTTCCACCGCCACCGCCACCAAGCAAAGGGTCTATTTCTTTTAATACCAGTTGCAAATTAGTTTCAGTAATATTTGTTAGTCCTGTTGGATCAAAGCTTATATCAGTAGCAGTACCTACTGCGGCAATATCAGGAATTAATGTATCTTTTATTTTACCTGTATTACTATCAAATAGTTCGTCTCTTCTTACAGGGTTAAAAAGTAATGCCATTATATTCTAATCTCCATTATTATTTACAATTTTAAAATCAATGCTTTTGAGTAAATTCTTTTTATGAATGAGAGGATCATTAAATCCTTTACGTTTTACAGTGCTTGGAGCGTTTGGTGGTGTTGCCCATTCTATCACTGTCTTTTTCAATATTTGTTTATGTGCTTTGCCTACACTTTTGAGAAATTTGGTAGTGTTAGGTGCTGATAAAAAAGCCTTGTAAGCGTCATCTATAGCCGTTTGGACTTGTACATATCTAAAGCCAGCTATTGAGTATTGCATGGCTGGACGTGGAGGGATTCTTATCGTCCCTTTCTCATTCCAAAACCAAATCAATGCTAGTTTTGCATCAAAAGTCCCTACTTTTACTGCTTTTGTTGAGAGTTTTAGCAGTTCTCTTTTAAGTTTTTTCCAACCAAGGTCTTTTAGTTCAGTAGACATTATACTTTGCTTAATACTGCTACATATTCATAATGTGGCAATATCTTCGTAATATTAGCTTTTTGGTCAATTCTATATTTGAAGCCATCGTAAGGGAAAGTATCATCTTTATTTAGTTCAACATCAGTCATTACTAGAAGTGAACCAGTTTCATTTTTACCAGCTAAACTTCTGTCTAAAATTTGACTATTAACAGATCTTGACTCTTCACTTGGTTGAATTACTGCGTCTATAGTTTGAGTAGTAGTAGTTTTATTTACTATACCACCAGTGTTAGTTTGACCTGTTACTTTTGTGACTGTTATTGTTTCCAAAAACTCAGCCCATGTTTCAGTAAATTCGCTCATTAATAACCAGCCAAACGAGGAATACCAGTTCTAATAGTTTTCTTTAAATCTAAATACATAGTTCCGTAAATAGTACTTGTTAGAGAGGTATTACCATCTATAGTAACCTGTTTACGGCTTGTATTGTATTGAATCTCTAAATTTTTTGCTTTCTTTTTTGATACTTCTACACTGCTACTAGCTGAGGTAAAAGAACTAATAGCAGGTGCAAAAGATATTAACTCTAAATGGTGAGCGGTCAATAATGAACAAACATAATTAGCTTTACTTCCCCATTGATTTGCATCAATTTCAAGCATTTTTAACTCAATTATGCCATTTATTATTGCTAATTCTCCCGCATCAGAGGTATTAAACTTAGGAGCAACCGCAAAAAGATTACTCCTAATAGTTGTCGTATCTAGTGACATTTTACTTAGATGTTTACCATATAAGAACTAGATTTTTTCTTGTATACATGAAGTCCTGAAGTATTAGCATGAGCCATTACTTTAATATGAGTTTGCATATCAAGAATAGGAAGTATTGTAAACTCTAAAGGATGTTCAACTCTGTTTGCTAAGGTATCGTCACTAGTCATAATTGCCACAGCTTGATTTGTTACCAAACCATGACTTTCAGCAGAAGTAACAGTATCTAACTCAGGAGCGTGAACCATTTTAGAAATAATACCATTAGCTATTAATCTCATATAAACGGATTCATTATTAGTATTAGCGAAACAAGCTTGTTGAACTCTTTTAAATCTTTTGGTAGGTACTACTAAGATTTTTGTATCTACATCACCTTTGGTTTGGTTAAATGTTGCTTCAGCTAATTTTTGGATGTCTTCATAAATTTGTTCAGCAGTGTTTACATCCCAAGTGCTGTTGGTTCTAGTAACTGCATTAAAATTTAACGCTTTAGCTTGAGTGAAAAAACCATCAATTCTACCTTCTTTATAGCCAAAAAACACGGTTTCATTTAAGGTTGCTTCAATAGCATTTCTTAAAGCTATACCTTTGTTTGTGTCTATTTGTTCACCAGCAATTAACATAGCTTCAATATCCATTAAATCTAATTCATACCACGCATAGCATTTTCTTACTGGTTTTTGGTCGCTATCAAGTTCAGCATTTACTTTACCAGTGTTATTTTTTGCATCAGTTTGAGCATCACCCATCCAAGCCGCTTTACCGCTTGAATCAACAAATGGTTGTTTCAATGTTCTGAAGCCAGCACCTACGTTTCTAACTGTCCAAATTTCTCTATGAGTAAATTTAGCTGGTTTATAAGCTATTGCTGTTTCGTCTACTCTGGTAAGTTGTTCTTGGAGATAGCTAGAACCATCTCTTTGGAATGTTTTAGCATCAATAAATCTTGAATTTACAGCAACTCTAGCAAGTGTATTTTGTAATACCATTGCATCATGTTGTATTTTTGCTCTTAAATAATTTTCTCTATTATCTAAAGCCATTTGAGTAAATTTATCAGCATGTTTTTGTTCTTGTTGAGTAAGCATTGTTTTTATCTCCTTATGGTTTATTTATTTTCATATTAGCTAATTCACCAGCAGAAACAGTTGAGTCAGGTACTAATGAACTAAAAGCCATAGCTTTTCCTGAATCTGTACCAGTTCTTAAAGCACCTCTTTTAGTTGTGTCGTTGTCAATGAATTGCACGTAAACACTACTTGCAAGAGTCATAGCGTCTATACTAGTGATATACATTGAGCCTTTTTCTAACCAAGGGCAAATCATACCAGGTGTATATTGTGCTACTCCATTACTATCTCTTTCTACTGTTGCTTTTGGAACTGGACCAAGTAATGTACCACTAAAACTATAAGTTGCTACTGCTTGATTTGTACCAGCAGTTACAGCCACACCTGACAAGTAAACTACAAAATTATCTGAATGAGTTAAGACTACAGTTTTAGCTGAAGCGTCTATTGTAGCCGTTAATTTACTATCAGTGTCTACGGCTTCGATTGCCGCTTTTAAAAGGGCATAAGTATTTGCATTAGATGTTGCATAAGTTACAGGACTGATAGCCGTTGTAGTAATTACTTCTTTATTATTAGCATCTAGTGTTTTTATTGTCACATTAGCATTAATTACATTTGAACCTTCAAAATTAATATCAAATGTTACTTTATTAGGTGCAGGAGCTTGTATTGCACTACAAGTAGTACCAATAAAGCCCACAACTGAGCCAAAAGGAATGTTTTCTACACAAGCAACGCCACCTACTACAGTGCTATCTTTTGAGGTAATATCGCCAGCATAGGTTTTTGCATTTGGGTATCCAAAATTAGTTATCATTATTTGTTTTCTCCTTGTTTTGGTGAATAAGCATTCATATATCTATTTACTAAGCTATCTACATGGTTATCACTATCTTTTTGTGAGTTAGCTTTAGAAAAACCATCAAGTAAGGTTTCTTTTTTTACTTCTAATAAGTCAAAAACTGTTCTAAATTGTTTCTCATCATAAGAGGATAAGTCTTTATCTTTGAATTGACTTACTACAACTTCTTTTATCATTTCTTGAGTATTCATTTCTGAGCAATCTTTTTGTAAGAAATGTTGTGCTTTTTTCTCAATTTCTAATCTTTCTTTAGTCAATTTGCTTAAATCAATACTTTTTAGACTATCAACTTGTTTTTGCAAATCATTTTTTTCTTTTTCTAGTACTAATAATTTAGCTTCATTATTACTATTAGAATCTTTCAATGTTTTTATCTCTGTTTGTTTTTCTTCAACAAATTTAGATAAAATAACTTCTTCTTGGTCAGTTACCTTAATTTGTACACCATTAATTAACATAGTTTTCTTTTTTTCTCCTTTTTTATCCTTATTTTTTATTTTTTCATCTTGTTGGTCTTGTTGGATTAATACATCTAGTTCTAGTGTTTCACTATCAGACATTCTTATTTTTACTTTACGTCCAGCTCTGCCACGTTCTACTATAGAGCCGTGATTGTATCTAATTTCAGTTTGCTTACTGTCGTACTCTTCACCGTTCCAAATACCTGATTCTTGAACAATTACAGCAGAATAACCACAACTAAACTCTGTTTTCTTACCAGTTAGGACTAAATCTTGTGTTTCTTTGTCAAATATTGATATACAGGTATCTAAATAAGTTATTCCCTCTTCTGTCCTAATTTCTATCTCATCAGATACATAGCCTACTAGATATTTTTTTACATTTTCAGGTGCTATATCATCTATTGGATGGTCATTAGTAACTGGTAGACCTCTTAGAGTTTTTAAGCTTTCTTCATCGAGTACATCAGATTCGGCTCTTAACCTTCTATCAAATTTACCATTCTCAAAATATAGAAAAACACCTGTCCTAGTGATAGTTACAGGTACTAATAAAAAACCATTTGGCAACACAGCCCATTTAGAACTGTCAATATTTCTTACTGAGGCTTTATCGTAATATTGTTTGTATTTTTTCATTATTTTTTACTTGGTTTTTTCAAATTTGTTTCGTAACTATAGTAACCACTTCCGAACCTACTATTTATAATAGGTTCAGTCATACTACTCTTTTCACTTTCTTTAGCAATATCATTGTAAATTTTATCTGTATTAGCTTGTTTATTTCTTAATTCTACTATTTCTAATTCATTAAGTATTTGTAATGGTCTAAACTCCCATTTAACAGGTTTATTACCTAGTTTTAATACTTTTTGGAATATCGCTAATATTTTATTTATTGGTGCTGTATATAGAGTTTTTCTATTTGATACTAAATAATCATTGTATTGCTCACTTTGAGAGTTATTTTTGCTATTAGTAAGACCGCTACCTGGTGACTCTTCTAATAACTTTGTATGTGGCATATCTGCTACAGTACATAAATTGCCTTCTATATATTCCAAAAGTTTATCAATATTGCTTAGATTTATTGATTTAGTACCAAAATCATCTTCGCTATCTATTACTAGAGCATTTAGATAGCTTCTCATTTTCTGAATATAATGTAATTGTTTTGTTATATTCTTTTCGTTTTCAGTGCCTAATGTTGCGGCAAAACCTTTTAATTTAAATATTGTTTGGTAAAAATTTGATAATATTGTAGGGAGTGTATTGTGTGCTAGATGATAATTAGAAATAGCTTGAAATAATAGCTCAGTTCTTGACTTACCCCAGCCATTATTGTTATCTCTATTCCTAATACCTGTGTCTATTCCAAAAGCAATAGACATACGGCTTTCATGTATATTAAATGCTGTCTGATTTAATTTATATGATTGAGTTTTTATTAGGGATTTATAATTATTAGGTTGAAGGAAAAATCTATCTACTACAAAAATATTATCAATTTGCTTTACTTGATTAATATTTAGTGGTAATTGTGCATTTTCTAGACCATCTACATCATAAATTATTGCAGAGCCACCGAAAGCATTATTATACTGTCCAAACTTCTCTAATACTTCATCTATATTGTACTGTTCCCATAACTCTATATATTTATCAGAGTTATCATCAATAATATCAATACCTTGTCTGAGCATATCATAAATGGGTTTATTGCAAATTTTTCTAGTGATAGGATCAGCACTATAGAAAAAATCTAATTCATTTTGTTCAAATTTGAAATCTTCAACCGAACCAAGAACTTTATTTTTATCTTGATTGTTCATCAAATCAGCGATAATATTGCTCATATTGTCTAGTTGTTGAGTAACGCTATCGTTTTGTACTGATTTTACTTTCTTTTTTCTCATTTATCCTTAATCATACTTATTTGAACTAAATCTATCAAAAATCGGATTGTACATACATGACCTTACAAAATACCTAATAGCATCTTGAGTGTGGTCATTCTGCTTTATAGGAATATCCTTACCGCTTTTTATACTTGCTTTTGTATCCCAACTATATGTTGAAACTTCCCTAAGGTAGTTAGTACAAGCTTTTGACACAAACAAGTCTTTATTTTCATAAGCTCTTTTTACGTCTTCTATACCTTCTAGTACCGAGTTATCAGCGTCACGCATTACACCACCAAAACCTTGTCTTTTTAGCGTTTCTTTGAAGGATAAAGCCGAAGGATCAACAAATAAACCTAAAAGCTTTCTACTACCTACAAAATCCTTTAAATCCTGTGCATACTGTTCATTTGTTTTTATTTCATTGCTTACCTTGCCACTATGATAGTATTCCTTTACTACATAGTACTTTCCAGTTTGATATGACCAACCTATAAGCAAGAATACACAAGGGTTTGAAGCACCATAGTCACAAGTTACGTAATATTTTCCTAAAGGTGGTATATCCTCAGGACTGATGGTGTTTTCAAGCTCATTGAAGTTATCATAAATAACACCTTCAGCAAGCACCCATTCATTTAGAATTTTTCTACGATAGTTTAGCGTGCCTGGTACATAACTTGCTTTTAATCCGTCTTTGTAATCCTGTGATAGCGAGCGGTTTGAATCAAAATTAAACTCAAACAAACGTACAAATTTACTATCGTTAGCTTCAGGGTTTTCTACATACTTTTTATAAACCCAATGGTATGGACTATCTGCGTTAGTATCAGCAAAGCCTAAAGCACCACTAACACTCTTTCTTGCTTCCATTTCTTCACAAAACTCTTGATTGAGTAATGTAAGCTCTGTGAGATGGTAGCCTCCAACGGTAGCACCTCGTATCATTCCAGCACTATCATTGTCTTTTCCATTGACGCAATAGAAATCACGCCATAACCCACTAGCCGTCCTTATTTGACCCTTACCAGTAGACTTACTATATTTGTAATCTCTAGTATCTAGTAGATTGAGAAAATCTTTTAAAAAGTTTCTGTATATTGCCTCTTTGCTCGTTCCGCCAAAAACGAACGTAGAGGCTGGATTAGAGAAGGGTTCACATTTTAAATATAGAAGTAATCTCTGATTTATCGCAAAGTTCTTACCCGCTCGGACTGGACCATGAGCCAAATTCATTGATAAAGCTTTTGAATTCTTTATCAGGTCATATTGCTCACGACTGAGCGGAAAGACTTCAGTCATAATTATTTAATTTAATTTAATTGGCGGTCACAGATTGTGAGTTTTAAACTTCAGGGAACTCTTCTGAAGCGGTTTTTAACATTTCTGATAGAGTTTCAATTTTCTTATCACTATCAGTTTGTGCCGCTGTCTCATCTTCAATTACTGACAGTTCTTTAGCTTTTAAATCAGCTTTTAGATGTAGTAGTTTCATTTTTCTATCAATAGCTTTTTGCATACTATCTAATGCTTTGTAGTGAGGTTCGTTTTTATCCTCGGTTGTTTGAACTTCTTCATATTTACCAAGTTTTCTACTATATCCATCTACATTTACTTTTTTATTAAAGCTAGACTTACTTTTTATCCACTGTTCTTTACTTTCAGCTATGATATAGTTTTCTATCTCTAGCATTTCATTAGTTTCTCTGATTACTAGAGAAAGACTTTTATCTAATGCTTTCTGCTTATGATTATATAATCTTTTTTGTACGGTTGACTCTGTGACACCAAACTTTTGAGCTATTTCTGAATTAGTAAGTCTAGCATTTTTTTTAAGCAAATACATTTGAAGTGTTTCCGCGTCATCAGTAGTTTTGACGTATCTTTTACCGTCTTTAGACAATTTTTTCATAATTTGCAAAAATAAAATTTAATCAAGAAAATATTTACAG